ATCAATAAATGGTGACTTAAGCTACTTAAACCTTGACTGGAAGCCAGTGCCTATTATATCTAAGTTTGTAGATATTGTTGTTAACGGTATGTCAAATAGAGCTTACGAGATAAAAGCTTATTCTCAAGATCCGTATGGCGTAGATAAAAGAACAGCATACATGGAAAGCATACTAGCTGACATGGATACGAGAGATTTAGCTCAGTACGCTAACGCTACATTTAAAGTTAATGTTTTTGACAACCCGCCTGAGCAATTACCAAACACTTTAGAAGAGCTTCAACTACACATGCAGCTTACATACAAGCAAGCTGTTGAGATAGCACAAGAGCAAGCTTTAGATGTTTTAATGGAAGGTAACAGGTATGAGTTAATTAAGAAAAGATTTTTTTACGATCTAACCGTCATAGGTATTGGTGCTGTTAAAACAGGATTTAATACTTCTGAAGGAGTTACTATAGACTATGTTGATCCTTCTAATTTAGTTTACTCGTATACAGACGATCCTTACTTTGAAGATTTATACTATATTGGTGAAGTAAAAAACATACCGGTTAACGAGCTTGTTAGAGAGTTTCCAAACTTAACGCAGGGCGAACTTGAAGAAATAGTAAAAGAATACAACAGCTATACTGGAAATACAAAGTATGGTTACAGCACTGGTAAGAAAACAGACAACAACAAAGTTCAGGTTTTATATTTTAACTATAAAACATATATGAATAATGTTTATAAAGTTAAAGAAACTGGAACTGGAGGTGAAAGAGCTATAGAGAAAACAGATGCTTTTAATCCACCTAAAGATAAACAAACAAACTTTACTCGATTACAAAAGCAAGTTGAAGTATTATATGAAGGCGCTTTAGTGTTAGGATCAAACAAAATGCTGAAGTGGGGTATGGCTAAGAATATGACAAGGCCAAAGAGCGATTACAACAAAGTTAAAATGAACTATCACGTTGTCGCGCCTCGTATGTATAATGGTAGTATTGACTCGCTAGTAAAGCGTATTACTGGTTTTGCTGATATGATTCAAATTACACATTTGAAGTTACAGCAAGTTATGTCAAGACTTGTGCCAGACGGAGTTTATTTAGATGCTGATGGTCTAGCTGAAATAGACTTAGGTAACGGAACAAACTATAATCCACAAGAAGCTTTAAACATGTTCTTCCAAACAGGTAGTGTTATTGGTAGATCAATGAACGAGCATGGAGAGTTTAATCCTGGTAAAAACCCAATACAAGAAATACAATCAGGATCTGGTGGACAAAAAATGCAAAGCCTTATACAAACGTACAATTACTATTTACAGATGATACGTGACGTGACCGGGCTTAATGAAGCTCGTGATGGTAGTATGCCAGCAGAAAGATCTTTAGTCGGTATACAAAAAATGGCCGCTGCAAATAGTAACACAGCAACTAGACATATATTGCAAGCTGGTTTGTTTTTAACATCTGAAGTAGCAGGAGCTTTATCTCTTAGAATATCAGATATATTAGAGTACTCGCCAACTAAAAACGCTTTTATACAATCAATAGGCGCACATAATGTTGGAACATTAGACGATATATCTAATATGTATTTATACGACTTTGGTATATTTTTAGAGCTTTCGCCAGATGAAGAAGAAAAACAACTTCTTGAAAATAATATACAACAAGCTCTACAGCAACAGCTAATAGAGTTATCAGACGCTATTGATCTTAGAGAAATTAAAAATATAAAGCTAGCTAATCAACTGTTAAAGATTAGAAGAGAAAGAAAAGTAAAACAAGATCAAAAAATACAACAAGAAAACGCAGCTGCTCAAGCACAAGCTCAGGCGCAAGCACAACAAGCTGCAGCTCAAGCTGAAGTTCAAAAGAATCAAGCTATAACTCAAGCTCAAATAGCTGTAGAAGAAGCTAAAGAAAACTTTAAGCGAGAAACAATGATTCATGAAGCTAATGTTAAAAAGCAGCTCATGGATCACGAGTTCCAAATAAACATGCGATTGAAGCAGATGGACGTTGAAAGTAAAAAGAACAACGAAAAAGAAAAAGAAGATCGTAAAGACGAAAGAACAAGAATACAAGCTTCACAGCAGAGCGAGCTTATAGAGCAAAGAAAAGCAGGTGGACCACCTAAAAAGTTTGAGTCTGCCGGTAATGATATACTCGGAGGTGGATTCGGTATGGAAACATTTAATCCGAGGTAAACTAACTAATTTATATTTTATATTATGGAAGAAAATGAAAACTTAGAAGAGGTGCAAAACACCGAATCAACAGAAGAACAAGTAGTCGAGCAAGAGTCTCCAGTGTCTTACAAAGAAGATGGAACTGTTGTTTTAGACATGAACAAATTAAATGAGATAGAAAATGCCGTTCAGGAGCAAAACACAGATGAGGTACCTGTTCGCGACGAATCCGGAGCTAGCGAAGAAGTACGCCAAGAAAACGTCGAAGCAACAAATGAAGAAGTTGCCGAACAAAGTATCCAAGAAGAAGTAAACAACACTGTTGAAGCAGCTAACAATGCTTTAGAAAAGGTTGAGCAGACAGGGCGGGCATTACCTGAAAATATTCAAAAGCTAGTTGACTTTGTAAACGATACTGGTGGTAGCGTTGAAGATTACGTAAGGTTAAATCGTAATTACGAAGAGATGGATAATCAAACAGCGTTACAAGAATATTACGAGAGAACTAAACCTCATTTATCTCGAGAAGAAGTAGACTTTTTAATGGAAGATCAATTTTCTTACGACGAAGAGGTAGATGATGAAAAAGATATTAAAAGAAAAAAGTTGGCTTTAAAAGAGCAGGTTGCAGAAGCCAAGGCCTATTTAGACGGGCAAAAGTCTAAGTATTATGATGAGATTAAAGCAACTCCAGTTGTTAATGATGAATATCAAAAAGCAATGGATTTCTTTAATCGATATAACGAAGAGGCTGAACAAAATCAGCGTATAACTGAAGAACGCTCTAAGTATTTTGAAGATAAAACTAATGAAGTTTTTAACGACAATTTCGAAGGTTTCGAATATCAAGTCGGTGATCAAAGATTTAGAGTAAACGTTCGTGATGCTGCAAAAGTAAAAGATGTGCAGTCTGACTTAAATAATTTTATTGAGGCTCACTTAGATGAAACTGGTAAGATTAAAAACGCGTCAGACTATCACAAGTCAATTTACACAGCAATGAACCCTGATGTTATAGCGAGACATTTTTACGAGCAAGGCCAAGCCGATGCTTTAAAAAATTCTGTAGCTCAAAGCAAGAATATTGACATGACGCCTAGATCTGCTCATGGAGAGGTAGAGGCCGGAGGTATTAAGGTTAGAGCTCTTGATTTAGATACAACTCCTTCGTTTAAATTTAAAAAACGAAACTAAATTATTAACCCATTTAAAATTAATTAAAAATGGCAATTACAAATGGACCTTTGTTGAATAGCGTTCCTGCTCCTGGTAAGCAAACGTTATCTTCAAATTATCTAGATTTTACGGGTACTACGGATACAACGTGGGCTCAACAATATTTACCAGATCTAATGGAGAAAGAAGCTGAAGTTTTCGGACCGAGAACAATCGCAGGTTTCTTATCAAAAATTGGAGCTGAAGAGGCTATGGCAGCTGATCAAGTTGTATGGTCTGAACAAGGTAGATTACACTTATCTTACAAAGGTAAGACTGCATCTACTACTACTCTTTTAATTCAAGGAGACATCGACGAAGCTACTTATCACGCTAGTGGTATTATTACTGGTGCTAGTGGAAAGATGGGTATTAGAGTTAACGATACTGTTATTATAGCAAACTCTGTAGAGGTTGTTAAAGCTATCGTTACTGTAGTAAACGCTGACACTATTACTATCGCTCCTTACGGTGCTACTACTATTACTCACGGTGCTGGAACTAACGCTGACAAAGACTGTACAATATTAGTTTACGGTTCTGAGTACGGTAAAGGTAAGAGATACTTGGAAGATGATGGTTCTACTGCCTCTGATTCAAGAGATGCTAACGAACCACAGTTCAAGTCTTTCTCTAACAAACCAATCATTATCAAAGATTACTACGAAGTATCTGGATCAGATACATCTAGAATCGGTTGGGTTGAAGTTACTGGTGAAGAAGGACAATCAGGTTACCTATGGTACTTGAAAGCTGAAGCTGACACACGTGCTCGTTTCACTGACTACTTAGAGATGGCTATGATTGAAGGTATTAGCGGAACTCCTGGTTCTTCTACTGCTGACAATATTGTTAACGGAGCTGGTAACTCTTTCGGTACTGAGGGTTTATTCGCTGCTATCGAGTCAAGAGGTAATGAAACTTCAGGTGTAACTGGTGTTAACGCTGCTACTGACTTAGCTGAATTCGACGCTATCTTAGCAGAGTTTGACAAGCAAGGAGCTATTGAAGAAAACATGTTATTTGTTAACCGTGCTACTAGCTTGGCTATCGATGATATGTTAGCTGCAATGAATTCTTACGGTGCTGGTGGTACTTCTTACGGAGTATTCGAAAACGATGAGGATATGGCGTTGAACTTAGGTTTCTCTGGTTTCCGCAGAGGATCTTACGACTTCTACAAATCTGACTTCCGTTACTTAAACGACTTAGCTACTCGTGGTGGAATTAATGCTGCTAACGCTGCTGAAGCGGTTCGTGGTGTTATTATCCCAGCTGGTACTTCAACTGTTTACGATCAGCAGTTAGGAAAGAACCTTAAGCGTCCGTTCTTACACGTACGTTACCGAGCTTCTCAAACTGATAACAGACGAATGAAGACTTGGACTACTGGTTCAGTTGGTGCTGCTACATCTGCATTAGATGCTATGCAAATCCACTTCTTATCTGAGAGATGTTTAGTTACTCAAGGTGCTAACAACTTCATGATCATGAAGTAATATTTATTAGGTCGGGGCTTCGGCCCCGATCTTTTTTTTTAATTTTTATTTTATATTATTATGGCAAAGAAACAAACAGCAGCAAAAGCTGCACCAAAGGTTGAGGTAGAACAACCAGAGATTAAAGCTACAAATGAAATGGTAGAAGTTGTTGTTGAAAAACCACAACCTAAAAAACCTGAGTGGGAGATAAAAGATAGAGTTTATTTTTTAAAAAATAATAGAAAGCCACTATCGAAAGCTATTAAAGCCGCTGGTATTTATTATTTTGATGAAGAAAAAGGATACGAAAGAGAGATTAAGTATTGCGAAAACCAACAAACACCATTCGTTGATGAGATGAAAGGTGACCAAAGGTTAACACATATTATTTTTAGAAATGGAGCTTTACATGTTCCAAAAAATAAAACTGTTTTACAAAAGCTATTATCATTATATCACCCTCAAAGAGATAAAGTTTTTTACGAGCATAAACCTAAAGTTATAGCTGCAAACGAGCTTGATTGGTTAGAGTTTGAAGTAGAAGCTTTAACTATAGCAAGATCTATGGATATTGATATGGCTGAAGCTATCATGCGAGTAGAAAAAGGATCTGAGGTATCTAAGATGAGTTCTAAGGAACTAAGAAGAGATTTATTACTATTTGCTAGATCTAATCCTAAATTATTCTTAGAATTAACCACAGATGATAATGTAATGCTTAGAAACTTCGGTATTAAAGCTGTAGAAGCTGGAATAATTAAACTATCTCAAGATCAGAGAAACTTCTTATGGTCTACAAATGAGAGAAAAATTATGACAGTACCATTTGACGAGCACCCGTATTCTGCTTTAGCCGCTTGGTTTAAAACAGATGAAGGTATGGAGATTTACTCCAACATTGAAAAGCGATTAAACGCGTAATCACTATATAGGAGAGCAGCCACTCTTCGGGGTGGTTGCTTAACTATAAAATAAAACATAATGGCAGTAAACGTAGATTCAGTATATCAAAAAGTATTGGCTATTGCCAATAAAGAGCAAAGAGGTTATATAACACCTCTTGAATTTAACTTGCTTGCTAATCAGGCTCAAGACGCTATATTTGAGCAATACTTCTACGACATCAAGCAATGGAACGATCAGAAGGCTGGTAATGCTACTGAGTACTCTGACATGTTAGATGTGTTAGCAGAAAAAATATCTCCATTTGAACAATACAAAGTAGCTACTAGCTCTGTTACTGGTAATGAAGTTACTTTACCCACAGACGTTTATAGGCTAGGCACAGTGTTTTACGCTGTTGGTGGTACTTATGACGTAGAAGTAGAAAGAGTAGAAAAGAACGATTTTTTATATATGGAAAGAACAGCTTTGTTTAATCCACCAAAAACAAGACCTGTCTACGTTAGAAAGTCAGACACGAAATTAAAGCTGTTTCCAGCTACGAATACACCGGCTTACGCTACAGGTAATGTTACTTGTAACTACATTAAAAAACCTTCAGAGGTTTACTTTGGATATGTATTAATACCACAGTCGCAAGGTGGTAACGAATATCCATTATATGATGCTGCTAACTCTGTAGATTTTGAATTACATCAATCAGAAGAAAATACTTTGGTATACAAGATACTAGAGCTAGCAGGCATTGTATTAAACAAGCCTGGGCTTATACAAATAGCGGCGGGAGAAGATCAACAAATAACTCAAGAAGAAAAAGTATAATAAATGGGATTACTAGACGGAACATCACAAGCTACGTATTACGGTAGTGGTAA